GCTGTTGCTCTCGCAGTTCCTGCCTAATAGCTTTTAGCTAGTGGCTCTCCTCAGCCTCACAAGGGCTGGGGAGTTTTACTAAGTAGATTGAAACAGTCTACTGAGTAAAACTACAAAGGATAATATATGGCTTTGTACCGTGGTCCCGGTGGTTCAGGTGACGCTACCAATGACGCTAATAATCAAGCTGTAGTAGCTCAGACTGCTGCTACAAATGCTGCTGCGTCTGCATCAACTGCTGCAGGCTCTGCTTCTGCTGCTGGTGGTTCTGCTTCTGCAGCTGCGTCTTCTGCTGCTAATGCTGCATCGAATGCTACTGATGCACAGTCTTATGCTACCAACGCTAACACTTACGCAAGTAACGCAGCTTCTTCAGCTAGTGCTGCGTCTACCTCAGCAACCAATGCCGCATCATCAGCGGCTGCTGCATTAGCTAGTGAAACTGCTTCAGTCAATCTAGCAACTAACTTTGCAGTTACTGCTACTACTTTATCTGCTGGCTCTAGCGCCACTGCTTCATACAACTCTGGTACTTACACTTTAACTCTTGGAGTTCCTACAGGCGCAACTGGTGCTACAGGTTCAACAGGAGCTACAGGAGCCACAGGTGCTACTGGTGCAACAGGCCCTGCAGGACCAGCTAACAGCTTATCAATTGGCACAGTTACCACTGGCTCTGTTGGCTCCAGTGCAGCTGCTACGATTACTGGCACTGCCCCTACTCAGACTCTAAGCTTAACTATTCCAGTAGGTGCTACAGGAGCTACCGGCTCTACAGGATCAACAGGGGCTGCTGGAGCTGCTGCTACGATTGCTGTAGGCACAGTAAGCACAGGAGCTGCAGGTTCTTCTGCTACGGTAACAAACTCAGGTACTAGCTCTGCCGCTGTCTTTGACTTTAGTATTCCTACTGGAGCAACGGGTGCTACTGGCGCTACCGGGGCAACTGGCGCAACAGGAGCTACTGGCGCAACTGGCCCAACTGGACCCGGAGTAGTTGTTGGCGGCACTGCTGGACAGTATCTAAAGAAGGTATCTAGCACAGACTATGATACTACTTGGGAAACATTTACTACTTCTACGGTAGGACTAGGTAACGTAGAGAATACTGCATTATCAACTTGGGCTGGTTCATCTAATATTACAACTGTCGGCACTGTAGTAACTGGAACAATTTCTGGAGGTACGTACTAAATGGCAACTATTCTAATTAAACGCTCTGATACAGCTTCGTCTGTTCCAGCATCTGGGGCATTAACTAATTCTTCTAGTGGAGCTGAATTAGCGGTAAACACTGCTGATCGTAAGCTTTATGTTAAGAACTCTGGAGGTACTGTAGTAGATATCTCTGGTGCTAAAGCAGACTTAACCAATACCTTTACAGCCTCACAGCGCGGTACTGTCACTACTGACAACGATGGTTCGTTTGACATGAACGTAACTAACAACTTCAAGTGTACGCCCACAGGTTCTATAACCCTGACCTTTACTAACATCACTGCTGGTCAGTCTGGGTTTATCCTGCTAGTTAATGGAAGCAACTACACAGTAGCTGCTCATACTAATACCAAGGTAGCTACTGGTGCGTTAACAACTTTATCAGCTACTGGTACGTATGTCTTGTCATACTTTTCAGATGGTACTAACGTCTATGTAGTTAACTCTGGAGCTTTAGCGTAATGGCTGTTCTACCTACTGGAATTGGTGCTGCTGCAGGTGGTGGCGGCTACAACATTGAGCGCAGTCTCAGGTTCAATAGCGCAGACTCGGCGTATCTGAACAGGACTCCTGCAAGCGCTAGTAATCGCAAGACTTGGACTTGGAGTGGGTGGATTAAGCGGAGTGGGATTTCTTCCGGCGGCATTTTGTTTGCCGCTAGAACTGGCGCTGGAGGAACCTACTTGACAATGGTTTTGTCATCTGTTGATGATTTCCGAATGGAGAGTAACTCCGAAACGGCTTACCCTCTTTATAAAACCAACGCATTGTTTCGTGACCCATCGGCTTGGTATCATTTTGTTGTTGCTTTGGATATGACGCAAGCCACAAGCACTAACAGGATAAAAGTCTGGGTTAACAATGTATTGCAGACAACCGCTTCTTACAACGTCCCAGCACAGAATACTGACCTCGCTGTCAACAGCACAGAAACACATTTAATTGGTCAGCAAGCAAGCGGCACATATTTCAACGGCTACCTCACCGAGATTAACTTCATTGACGGTCAAGCCCTAACCCCATCCTCATTCGGTGAAACAGACTCCGCAACTGGTGTCTGGAAGCCTAAAGCCTACTCTGGCACATACGGTACTAATGGGTTCTATCTCAAGTTTGCAGACAACTCAGGCACTACTAGCACAACGCTAGGCAAGGACAGTTCAGGCAACGGTAACAACTGGACACCTAACAACTTCTCGGTGACTGCTGGTGCTGGTAATGACTCGCTAGTAGATTCACCCACACCTTACGGTACAGACACAGGTGTTGGCGGTGAGGTGCGTGGGAATTACGCCACTTGGAACCCACTGGATAAGAACAGTAACGGTTCTTTACTAAATGGTAATTTAGATAATAGCAATAGTTCAGCAAATAACGCTGGAGTCAGAAGCACATTTGCTTTACCTTCATCTGAAAAGTGGTATGCAGAACTTCGTGTAAATACAAGCACAAGCGGAAGTGTTGCACTTGGTTTTGGCTTTGCTACTGCATCTGCTGACTTGGCTGGTTCCGTTGACGGCGCAAATAAATATGACATATATGGTTCAAGTAGCGGGTCTATCTTTTCAAACACATCAACAGTAACAAGCAGTCTTGGCGCATTTACGGCTGGAGATATTCTTCAAATTGCATATGATGGTGCAACTGGAAAGGCGTGGCTAGGTAAAAACAATACTTGGTACAACTCTACTGGCGGCACTACTGGAAATCCTGCTGCTGGAACAAATCAGACATTTACATTTACAACGCAAATGTTTTTGTATTCCTATTATTACAATGTAAGTGGCTCATTAAATTGCGGTCAAAGAGCCTTTGCCTACACCGCCCCCTCTGGCTTCAAAGCACTCTGCACACAGAATCTGCCTACGCCAACTATCGGTGCAACTAGCACGACACAGGCGAATGATTACTTTAATACAATTCTTTATAACGGCAACGGAAACACGGGACAAACAGTAACAGGAGTCGGTTTTCAACCTGACTTTTTGTGGCTAAAAAACAGAAATCAGGCTGGTGGTTATTACCATTGCCTGTTTGACTCTGTGCGTGGTGCTGGGTATCGCCTAAAATCTAATGCCACAGACGCAGAGGCTAACGCTACCGCAATTATGTCGGCGTTTACATCTGATGGATTTACGTTTCCTGCCGGTCAAGGCAACACAATTGAAAATGATTCTGCTGGAACCTACGTTGCATGGAACTGGAAAGCCAACGGTGCTGGCTCATCTAACACGGCTGGCACTATTACCAGCACAGTCAGCGCAAACACTACTAGCGGGTTCTCGATTGTTACTTATACGGGTACAAATGCAAGTGGAGCAACGGTTGGGCATGGCCTTGGTGCAGTTCCAGCGATGATTATTATCAAGAACAGAAGTTCTGCTGAGGCGTGGCCTGTATACCATGCGTACAATACTTCTGCTCCTGAAACAGATTACCTTGTATTAAACACAACCGCAGCAACGGCAGATGCTACAACTCCTTGGAACGATACGCTACCTACTTCAACTGTATTCACGCTTGGTAACTGGAACGCACTAAATGAAAACGGTTCCAACCATGTAGCCTACTGCTTCGCACCCGTGGCTGGCTATTCTGCCGCATTTTCTTATACGGGAAACGCAAGTTCTGACGGGCCTTACATACATTTGGGCTTTACCCCTAAATTTATCCTTATAAAATCATCTAGCGCAACAGGCGATTGGGTTTTAGAAGATAGGTCACGCAGTCCATATAATGTGTCAACAAATTATTTGCTCGCTAACTCATCTGCCGCAGAAACAACAGGTCAGTTAATAGACTTCTTGTCTAACGGTTTTAAGATTCGGGTTGCCGTTAGTAGCGCAATAAACGGAAGCGGAACAAGTTATATTGGATTTGCGTGGGCAGAAAACCCCTTTAAATATTCTATTGCGAGGTAATTATGTATCAACTAAACGGACAAAACATCTCTATTGATAGAGAAATTATTGTAGACAACGTGCGCTACCCGCACCTGCGTGACCCTGCCTTGCGTGAGCAGTTTGGCGTGGTAGAGGTAGCAGACCCAGAGCAGTATGACCAACGGTTCTACTGGTCCCCGACACTGCCTAAGTTGCTAAACGACAGGGAAGAGTCTGACGAGGAAGGCAACCCCATGTATGTCAAAGTCTTGGGTGTTGTCAATGGTGAACCTGCGATGGTTGACTCAGCAGAGCGTCTAGTCACCAAGGGACTAAAGAGCCAATGGACTGCACAGGTCAAAGACACGGCTGGCAAGATGCTTGCCCAGACTGACTGGATGGTAGTACGCAAGGCAGAGAGGAACATCGATGTGCCTGCCGCAGTGGCTACGAAGAGAGCCGCTATCGTTGCTGAATGTGATAGGCTAGAAGCTGCTATCGCTGCCTGTGCAGATGTAGAAGCACTGATTACGGTGGTTGGTAACCAAAACTGGGGTGAATAATGTCAACAGTAGACCAAGTTAAGGGCCAACTTGACACCCATGAAGCAGTGTGCGCTGAACGCTATGCAGGCATCAATGCTAGACTAAAGAGACTAGAACAGATCCTGCTTGGGACTACTGGCTTTATCGTAATTCTGTTACTCAGCTTAGTTCTTAAAGTAGGTTAATATGAGTAGGAAAGTATCAACTGCTAAGACTAAGACTACTACTACTAAAGAAGTATTGTATACTGTTCCTTCTAGTAACACTGGTTTCTGGGAACTGTTGTATGTAATTAGTGCTGATGGAACAAACACTCCTACTGTTTATTGGTATGACAAGTCAAAGAATACAGAGTATATAATCTTTGCTGGTAAAAACTTAGGAGCTGGTGATTATGTATTATTTACTGATGCATTAGTTGTAGTTCAGGGCGGGGATGAGATTAGAATATCACAGTCAGGAACTAGCACAGTTACTTTTGTAGTAACTATTGAGTTAATTCAAGATTCAACTTTACAATATCAAGGATAATATTATGCCAATGGTAGACGGAAAGAAATACCCTTACACTAAGAAGGGCAAACAAGCTACTGCTTCTGCTAAGATTAGTAAACTTCGTAAAGAAGGTATGCCACAGAAACAAGCAGTAGCTGTTGGCTTATCGATGGCTGGTATGTCTAAAAAGAAAAAGGCTAAGAAATGAAACAATTTAAACCATGTCCCGGATGTCCTACTCCTGCTAAGTGCAAAGCTGCTGGTAAGTGCATGAAGAAAAAAACTAAGAAGTGAAAGACTCAAGACTAACTAGGGCTGGCGTAGCAGGCTACAATAAGCCAAAGCGCACACCTAGCCACCCAACCAAGTCTCATGTGGTAGTAGCCAAGGAAGGCGATCAGGTTAAGACTATCAGGTTTGGACAGCAAGGTGTCTCAGGCTCTCCTAAGAAGGCTGGAGAGTCAGAATCATACCGTAATCGTAGAGAATCCTTTAAGTCAAGGCACGCCCAGAACATAGCCAAAGGTAAGATGTCTGCTGCATATTGGGCAGATAAAGTTAAATGGTAGTTGACAACTACTAATTTCTATGGTATAATACTACTATGACTTATTTACAATTAATTAATGATGTGCTAGTCCGTCTACGTGAGAACGAGGTAGGCACTGTGTCACAGACAGCTTACGCTAAAATGATTGGTAAGTTTGTCAACGACATTAAGCGTGAGGTAGAAGACGCTTATGACTGGAATGCCTTGACAGATACCTTGACTGCTGCAACTACAGCTAATTTGTTTAATTATGTCCTTACTGGCTCTGGGGTGCGGTTTCGTGTCCTAAACGTAATTAACGATACCAGCGACTGGTTTATGGAGGTAGCTCCTAGAGCCTACTTTGACCAGCAATTCTTGATTAATAATGCTCAGGCAGGCCAACCTTTGTACTATAACTTTAATGGCGTAGACTCCAATGGAGATACTCAGGTAGATATATTCCCTAAACCTGATGGGGTTTATAATCTACGATTTAATATTATCAAACCTCAGGCTGCTCTGTCTTTGGCTACAGACATAATTAAGGTTCCTTCGGAGCCTGTAATCTTTGGTGCTTATGCTAAAGCCTTAGCAGAGCGTGGCGAAGACATGGGACAGAATAGCTCAGAAGCTTATGCTTTGTATAAAAAATCCTTAGCTGATCATGTAGCTATTGAGTCTAGTCATTATCCTGATGAATCTATCTGGAATTTAACCTAAGTGGCAAAACCTCTTAAAGCAGTATCGGTAGCAGCTCCGGGGTTCTATGGTCTTAATACCCAAGAGTCTGGTGTTACATTACCGCCTAACTTTGCCTATGAAGCTACTAACTGCGTCATAGATAAGTTCGGGCGTATTGGCGCACGTAAGGGCTGGACTAAAGTTAATGGGTCTACTAACGTAGACTTAGGCACTAACAAGATTCAAACTCTATATGAGATTGTAAAAGAAGATGGTAACGTAGTAATCTCTGGCGGTAACAATAAGTTATTTACTGGCAGAAGCACCTTGACTACGGCTACTGTCCGTGATGCTACAAACTCAGCAGACTTAACTTATACAATTACTGATAACCATTGGCAAATAGCGGCTCTGCCATATGATGCTGGTCTTAACGCTTCTTCTCATGCTTACTTAGTTCAAGGTAGTCATCCTACTTTAATCTATCATAAGCTTGGGGCTACTGGTCACGCACATACTGGCTCTTATGGATTTCAAAGATTAGCAGATATTGGCACACTGCCTACTGGCTTTAGTGCTAGCACCTTCACACCCAACTGTGCATTAGCTGCTTATGGTAGGGTATGGTATGCAGATATTACTGGTGACAAGCAAACTGTTTACTTTAGTGATTTGCTCAACGGAGACAACCTAAGCACTGGCTCAGCTGGTAGCTTAAACATTGCTACAGTAGTTCCTAATAATGACCCAATCGTAGCACTAGCAGCTCATAATAACTTTCTTATTATTTTCTGTAAACGTAATGTTGTATTGTATTCAGGTGCTGATGATCCTGCAACACTATCGTTGTCAGATATAATTAAAGGTATTGGATGTATTGCTAGAGATTCTGTACAGAACACTGGTACAGATATTATCTTTTTGTCTGACACAGGTGTTCGTAGTTTGCTTCGTGTTATTCAAGAGAAGTCTTTACCGTTTAGAGACCTATCTAAGAATGTACGTGATGACTTGATGGGATATGTTAACTCAGAGACAGCTAAGCTTATTAAGAGTGCTTACTCTCCTAATGATGCTTTCTATGTTTTGTCTCTACCAACCAGTGGGTTAACATATGTCTTTGATATGCGTACTTCTCTAGAGGATGGTTCAGCTAGGGTAACTACTTGGAATAATATTAGTCCTAACGCTTTATGTGTTACTGAAGCTAGAGAGTTACTTATAGGAAAGCTAGGATATATTGGTAAGTATGGTGGATATGCTGATGATGCCGCTGTCTACCGTATGGTGTACTACACTAGCTTCTTTGATTTTAGTGAGCCTACGCTAGAGAAGATTCTAAAGAAGATTAATATTGTAGTCTTTGGCGGTGCATCACAAAGCTTTGTGACTAAATGGGGTTATGATTATGGTGGTTTAAATTATAACCAGACACTAAGCTTGTTAAACTCCACCGTAGCTCAGTATGGTATTTCAGAGTATAACACCACTGCTGAGTATGCTGGCTCAGAGGATATTAATTCTTTGATAGCTAATGGACTAGGATATGGTAAGGTATTGCAACTAGGATTTGAAGTAGATATTCAGAACAGTTCTATGTCTATTCAAAAGTTTGAAGTATTTGTTAAATCTGGAAGGACGATATAATGTCTAACTATACGAAGACTACCGACTTCGCAGCTAAAGACTCTTTAGCTTCAGGTAACCCATCGAAGATTGTTAAAGGCGCAGAGATTAATACTGAGTACGATAACATTCAAACTGCTGTCAATAGTAAACTAGATGCTACTATTGCTGCTCTAAACACTTTGTTAACTGGTAATACTATCACTGATGGGACGATTAGTGGCGGTACATATTGATCCAGATGACAAGAAAGTTCCAGTCTGCGTTAGAGATAATTACATCATCTACATAGAAAGAGTTGGATTAGCTAACTGGATGCACGCAGATGTTATTAAGTGGACACCAGAAATATTCAGGCAGTTTGACAGGGACTTAGATTTAATATTTGAAATGCATGGTGGTCCGATGTTCATCATGATAAATAAAGAGAATAAGAAGTTGCAGAAGTTTGGTAAGATGTTTAGCTTCTGGCCTTATAAAGAAGTACAATGCTACGATGGTATTACGAGATTTGCATTTAGGAGAATGTAATGGGTGACATAATTAACGCAGTATCAGACGTATTTGGATTTGGTCCTGCGTCTAAAGCTGCTGACGCACAAACTGACGCTGCAGGAATTGCTGCTGCAGGCTCTAAAGAAGCTGCACAGATTGCTGCTGAGGCTGCAAAGTTTAGACCATATAATGTTCGCACAGCATTAGGTGGTGTAACCTTTGGAGATCAATCATTAAACATTGATTATGACCCAGCACTAGCTGCTTATCGTAGCCAACTGTTCAGAGCTGCAGGGGCTGCGCTGCCTCAGGATATCCCAGCTGCTGAGGAGCAAGAGTATCAGCGCCTACGCTCTGCTGCTGCACCGGGAGTGTCTCAGCAATACTCTCAGCTTGGTACTAGCCTCTTTCGTACTGGTAGACAGGGTCTTGATATCTATGGTGCAAACCCTGAGCTACGTGCATTCCAACAAGCACAGATTGACAAAGAGACACAACTACGAGAGCAGGCTAAGGCTAACGTAGCTGGTAGGATTTCTCAGTCTACTGGTCTGTTTACTTCTGGTCTTGGTGTTGAGCAGGCATTACTGCAACCTGTTGAGATGGGCGCACAGCTTGGTGGACGTGCCGCTGCTGCTGGTGCAACTGCTGGTGGTTACTTACTTAAAGGCGGTATGGAAGCTGCCTCTGCACAGGCTGCAGGCGCTCGTCAGGCTGGTCTAATCTCTGCTCAGTCTCAGCAGAATTTGTTTGGTGCTCTTCCTTCTTACAGAGAGCTAACAACCCAGCAACCTAATACTCCGTATGGTACACCGTTACAGAACTTATACTACACTGGTTCTTTTGCTGGTAATCCAAATGTATATGGGGAAAGAGCTGGAGCAGACTTTACGGCTATGAATGTTTACGGTTAAGGAGTAAGGAATGGCAACCCCACAACAATCTTTATTAGGTATATTCCAAAGCCCTACTCAGGTAGAGCAAGCACAACAGCAACGATTGTTTGAGCAGGCTCGTCAGTCTGCTATGATGACACCTGAGCAACAAGGTGCATTCATTGCTGCTAGGTCTGGTCAGATGACTGGGCGCTTGTTATCTGATGTTGCTGGCTATGAAGACCCAGCTCTAAAGAGAGCACGAGACCTACAAGGTATTGCTAACGAAGTTAAAGCATCCATGTCTGCAGAAGACCAGAAAGACCCTGCCAAAGTATACGCTGCTATGGCTAAGCGTGCTAGCGAGATGGGTTACACTCAAGAAGCTATGATGTTAGCTGACGAGGCTACTAGACGAAGCCTTGAAGAGCGTAAGATGTCTATCAGTGAGCGTGCTGTTAAAGTACAAGAAGAGCAGGTTCAAGTTTCTAAAGATAAACTTAAAGCAGAACTTGAGGACACAGCTCGTAAGAACAAGTTTACTGACGCACAGATTCGTGAGATTGATGCCCGTATTGGTAACTTGAATGCTGATAAGTACAGCTTCCAGACTGTCAAGGATGCTCTGGGTAATATCACAGAGATTATTGCAATCAATAAGACTAACCCGTCTGATGTTAAGAACATTAAGGTAGCTGGAGGAACAGCTCCATCTGCTCTAGACCCAGCCGCTGCAGCAAGAGCTGAGCTAGAGAAACGAAACAAAGGTAAGAAAGCCCCAGCTAGCACACCTTCTGCACCAGAGCCTGAGCTGGGAGTTTCTCCCTAATGGCTAAGGTTAATTGGAGTTCCTTATCTACCTCTGACCTAGAAGCTATTGCAAACAACCAGTGGGAAACTGTATCAGAAGCTGGTCTAAGACTTGTAGCTGATGAAGAGTATGGTACTGGAGAGACTTTAGCCAGAGGCTTTGAGCGTGGAGTAACCTCTACTCTGCGTGGTTTGTCACAACTATTTGGCAACGACTTAGACTTTTACAATCGTGCCTTTGGTTATCAGACAGACCTAGAGAAAGAGCAAGAGTTTCGTACCATGATGGACACCAACACTGGTGCTGCTATTACTGGTGTCTTGGCTGGTTCTATTGCTGACCCAACTAACTTAATCCCTATTGGCAGAGCTAAGACCGTTGGTCAGTTTGTCAAGCAAGGTGCTCTAGTTGGTGGCGCAGCTGGTGTATTAGAGCCTACCTATGAGGGCGAGTTTGATGACTCAAGGCTTACTAACATTGCTGTTGGTGTTGGCTTAGGAGCTGGTATCGGCGGCGCTATAGGTAAGTTTGTCAACAAAGCCGAAGCAGCTAAGACAGCTCAGGTTGAAGGTGGTGGTCCTATAGTAAGGACTGCAGAAGAAGCAGCAGAGGCTACTGAAGAAGCAGCTGCCCCGGTTATCAATCAACAACAGTTTACTAACTTACTTGATATCCAACGTAGGATAGAAGTAGGTGACTTAGTAACACCAGCAGAGCAAAGATTCCTTAGAGACTTTGAAGACCAGTTACCTCCACTAACTGATGATGCTGTTCGTGCATTTGAGATACAGTCTCGTATCAACGAAGGCTCTCTAATCACTCAATCAGAACAGCGTTTCCTGTCTGACTTCAATAAACTTGAGAAGCCAATCTTCCAAGTTCCTCCTAGTACAACTAAGTTTGTAAGCAAAGAAGAAGCTGTAGACACGCCAATCAATAAAGCTTTTATAGAAGGTGGTAATCAAGTATCAGTTCAAAAAGCTATGTCAGAAGTAGAACAAGTAGCTAATAAGACTGGTGACTATAGAGACTTCTTAAATACCTCTGGCACTCGTATGGCTTCTATCAATCCTACTCAGTTTGCTAGGATGATTGACCCATCTAATCCTTATCGTAACAGTAATGTTAATGTTCTTGCTTCTAAGGCTGCAGCAGATGCTGATGTGTTAGCTCAGATTGAAGGCGCTTTAGCTGGTAGGTTCAAGTATGAGAAGCAGACTGGAAAGACATGGTCTGAAACATTTAGTGATGAGCTAGTGCCTGAAGACGTTGCTGTTGAAGCTTTGATGAATAAAAAGATTCAAGAGATTCTACCTCCAGAGGTGATGTCTCAGACTATCAAGGCTACTCGCTCAGCTATCGAAGACTTACGTAATGCTCGTGAGTTAGCTCGTATTGCTAGAGAGCGTGGTAGTGACGAAGGATATGCAGTGCTTCAGGCTATGATGACTAAAGCCTCTGGGTTACTTGCAGCCGTAGAAGGCAACGCTAGTAACTTAGGCAGAGCTTTGAACTTTCAGAAAGCATTGCAGAAGGTGATTAAAGAAAACGGAAACATTGCTCCATTCTTGGGCGGGAGATCCTGTTGAAAGTAGATGATAAATGCAAAGCAGCCATTGATGCTTTCTATCAAGGCTTAGATGATTTAGAACGAATGAATATGTTGCCGGGAGAGAAGGCCAAGGCACAGGCTAACTTTGTCAATAGCACTCTTAAAGAGCCACGCTTTAGGGACAAGGTAGCTGAGTTTGTGATTAACTCCTACATCTCTGGCTTAGGCACTATTGCCGTTAACGCCATGTCTGCTTTAGTCAAAGCACCTCTAGCTATTGGTGAAAGATTTCTATTAGGTCTTATGCCCGGAAACTCTGTACGCTTACAAGAGTCATCTGCAATGCTGAAAGGATTCTTTGAAGGAGCTGCAGAGGGCATTCAGTTTGCTAAGGCAGGCTGGGCAGCTGGTGCGCCACTAGACACCAAAGCAAACATTGACCAGATTAAGACTGCTATCGGTGGTAGTGCAAACTCCTCAGAGCTTGAGAAAGAGTTTGGTAAGTATGTCCGTTATCCTACTCGTGCCTCTGTAGCTATTGACGAGTTCTCTAAGAGCATCTTTCGTAGGATGCATTTTAACTCAGTAGCAGAGCGTATCTCCAAGACGATACCTGAGAATAAACTCAATGGCCTTAGCAGAGAAGAGTTGTATCAGAAATTAAAACAAACAGATATAGGCAGTCTTAAGTGGCAAGAAGAACTAAGTAAGATTAATCCTTATCTTGCTGACGAGATTACAAGTTTTGCTAAGCAGCAGACCTTTCAGGCAGATCTGGGTAAGCTAGGTAACACCATGCTCAAGCTCAGGGCTGACCATCCAGAGCTAGTCTTTATTGCTCCGTTCATTAAGACACCAATCAATATCCTTAAGGACGCTCTGTCCTATACTCCTGCCAGTCTGTTCATGAAGCAGTTCAAAGGTAAGAAAGATGAAGCTATAGCACGTACTATGCTAGGTGCTGGCATTGCTTCGTTAACTGCTTACAACATAGTCAATGGAAACATGACTGGTTCTTATCCAAAAGACCAAGGCAGACGAGAGGCCATGATAGCTGCCAACATCCCTGAGTATTCAGTAAAGCTTGGTGATACTTGGTACTCATACGCTAGGGTTGAGCCACTGGCTACTGTCATGGGTGTATTTGCTGACTCTATAGAATCTCTCAGAGACTACTACTCCAAGCCGCAGGCAGACAGAAAGATTCAAGAGCTGGCTGTAGACGGTACTTTAGCTATTACAAAGAACCTTACATCTAAGACCTTCTTAGAAGGTATCACTGGTGTGTTACAAGCTGCTCATGACCCAGTAAGATATGGTGGTTCCTTTGTCAACAGCTTTGCTGGCTTAGTTGTTCCTGCTGCAGTAGCTCAGTTTGCTCGTGTACCAGACCCATATCAGAGAGAAGTCAGAGACTTTGGAGATGCAGTAGCTTCTCGTATACCCGGGATGCGTGAGAATCTACCAGTTAAGAGAGACCTGCTAGGCGAACCTAAGCCTAATCTATCATACGGATTGTCTGGTGTCTTAGGCATTGCGTCTAGATCAGCAGAGCAGACACCATTGCAGGCAGAGATACAAAGCACTGGGTTTACTTATAAGCCAGTAGAAAAGTCTATCAGAGGTGTAGAGTTAAGTGCTTCTGATTATGAGAGATACGCTGCATTATCTGGAGAGCGCATCACAGCTCTGCTTAATAACCTGATTAGTACACCATTATATCAGAACTCTAACAACTCTGTTAAAAAGATACTGCTGGAAAGGGTGTCATCAAAGGCTAGAACCACGGCTACTAATCAAATACTAGCAGAGAAGCTAAACACTGACCCTGATTTCTATGCAGAGTATAGGAGAAAGCAGTTCCAGCGTAAAGGTATAGAAGAATAACTATGAGCGAACCAGTCACTCAAGTAGCCAAGGCTGCTGTCGCTGGTATTAAAGAAGCGTTAGCAGTAGGTAAAGAACTAGAGTCAGTCACCAAGGACATACAAGAACTAGGCAAGGCTGACCTCCAAGCTAGGGCATCGTTTAGGCGTAAGCAAAAGCAAAGACCATCTGATACCTCTGTCTTCTCAGCGGTAGAAGAGTGGCGTGGAGTATACGAGATTAAAAAGATAGAAGACGAACTCAAGCAAGACATCATAGCTAAGCATGGTCAGGCTGCTTGGGATGAAATCATTGTCATCAAGGACAGAATCCTAAGAGATAACAAGGACCTGACTGATGAGTACGGCAGAGACCTTAGAAAGCTAGGGCTGCTCAAGTGGTACTGCTTCCTAACTGCCTTCATACTGGTTAGCTTCTTCTATGTGCTTGGATATAAACCTTAAGGACCGTCTATGATTACCCTGTTTTCTACCCTTGTCTCCTTCTTGGCTGGTGGGCTACCCAAGTTCCTAGACTTTTTCCAAGATAAGTCTGATAAAAAACACGAATTAGAGCTGGCTAAATTGCAGATGGCTAGGGAATTGGAGATGGCAGAGAAGGGGTTCCTAGCTCAGGCTAGGGTGGAGGAGATTAGGACTGACCAAATTGCAATGCAGTCTGCAGTTCAGGAGAAGGAAGCCCTTTATGCCCACGATATAGCCATAGGGCAGGGAGCCAGTAAGTGGGTCATAAACCTTAGAGCTAGCGTCAGACCAGTCATTACCTACGGTATGTTCCTAATGCTGGTAATGGTAAATGTGTTTGGGTTCTTCTACGCTTGGAAGCAGAACGTCCCATTTGATGAGGCGCTAAACCTGCTCTGGGATGAGGACTCAGCCATCATCTTCTCGTCTATCATAGCTTTCTGGTTTGGGTCACAGTCTTTCAATAAGAAATGAAAGTATCCAAAGAATGCATCGAGATGATCAAGCACCACGAGGGCGTAAGAACACGCAGCTACAGGTGTCCAGCTTTGTTGTGGACCACGGGGGTAGGCCATGTCATAGACCCCAACCATATCAGGGTTCCTTTTGAGGAGCGTAAAAACCTCGCAATACCCAGTGGGTGGGATAG